TAACACTTATGCCGTGGCAAAAGCATGTACTTGAAAAAATGCTAGCAGTAGATGAAAACAATCACTTTGTTCATCGCTCAACGCTCTGTTCGGTGGCGCGCCAAAATGGTAAGACAACTATTATTCAGGCACTAATTCTCGCCTGGTTAGTCGAGATGCCAAAGATACGTGGACAGAAACAAACCATTGTTTCAGGTGCTCACCGACTGGATTTGGCTTGCTTGTTGTTTGATGATCTTGCACCAATTCTTGAGGAGTATTACGGCGCCAAGATTGTCAAGTCGTACGGGCGTTATCAGGCCACCATGCCAGACGGCAGCAAGTGGTGGGTGAAGGCGTTGAAGCCCAATCAAGGTCACGGTATGTCAATTGACTTATGTGTGGTGGACGAATTATTTGATGTCAACCCCGATTCCGTCGAAGGGGGGCTCTTGCCGGCACAGCGCGCACGAAAAAATCCTTTGGCGTGTTTCTTCAGCACAGCTGGCACCGAGGAATCGGTACTTTTCCAAAGGTGGCGAGAGGCGGGCATTCGAGCGATTGACAAAGGCGAACCGTCCACGATGTACATGGCGGAATGGTCGCCTGACCCAAGCCTTGACCCATTGCATCCTGCGTCATGGGCGTGGGGTAATCCTGCGCTCGGTTACACGTTGGACATGGACACCATCCGACAAGAATCAACCAACCCTGATCGGGCGTCATTCTTGCGCGCATCCTTAAACCTTTGGGTGAGTGTTGTGCGCGGATGGATTGAGCCAGGGCGTTGGCCGTCATTGGAATACACAGGTGACATACCCAGCGGTGGCGTCGTAGCGATCGAGTCTTCGCTGGACGACTCCCGATACAGCGCGACCAGATGCGTCAACTTGTCAGACGGTCGGGTGCTTGTCACCGTGGCATTCATCGCCGAGTCAATCACAGAGCTGTGGGACAACGTGCAGGAACTTGCCAAAGACCCCACGATCAGGTTTGCGTTGTCGCCAACCGTGGACGCCACATGCCCACCAAACATTGAGCGCCGCCGAGTCGTCGTTGGCTACGCAGAACTTGGACGGTTCACACCGCTTGCCAAAAACATGATTGCCGAAGCGCGACTGTTACACACGGGAGAAAAACTGTTAGCCGAACATGTCCAGCGCGCCGTTGCTGTTCGCACCGACAACACGATCGTGCTATCAAGCAAACGATCACCTGGGCCAATCGAATTAGCGCGCACAATGGTCTGGGGAATTGGCATGTGTGCCCGTCCAGTTAACAGCGGAAAGCCCATGCTTGTCGCGGTAAATAACTAAGATAAACGCGGCGACCGCGCACCTTGCCTTTTGTCGGAATCGGATAAGTCATGCGCGGTTGCCACTTATATGACAAAGTAGGAACATGGCGATCTTTAACAAAACCAAAAAAGCAGCAATAAGCCCAGCGCCTAGCGTGGCAGCTGCGGTTGCTGGCGGTTACACAAGTAACGCTGCCGGCGTAAGCATGATCGGCCAGTATTACAGTTATCAGGAAGGCGAAGCACGCAATCGCGCAATTAGCGTTCCGACAATTAACCGCGCTCGAGATTTGATGGCATCAGTCATTGGTTCAATGCCATTGCGTATGTACAACGAAATGTGGAACGGCGACGAAATGGAAAAGGTGTACATTGCGCCACGTTCATGGTTGCGCCGACCAGATCCAACCGTGCCTTACCAGTTCATCATGTCTTGGACACTTGACGATTTAATGATGTTTGGTCGCGCATTTTGGTACATCACATCACGCACAGCTGACGGTTACGCCGCGTCCTACACCCGTTTGCCTGCCGGCTCAATCACCACGACTGATATGGTCGGTCCCGTCTGGTTCGCACCATCTAAAGAAGTGTATTTCAACGGCGGAATGTTAGACCCAGCAAACCTTGTGCAATTCTTATCGCCCGCGCAAGGCATGATCTACTCTGCGCCAGGCGCAATTGAAACCGCGTTAAAACTTGAAGCAGCACGCAACCGTAATGCATCGTCAAGCATTCCTGCTGGCGTACTAAAGCAAACTGGTGGCGAACCATTGAGCGCGCAAGAACTAGCTGATTTGGCTAGCGCGTTTAATGCCGCTCGAGCAACAAACCAAACTGCTGCGCTTAACGAGTATTTGACATACACGGAAACAAACAGCACCCCAGACAAGATGCTCTTAATTGAAGCATCGCAATATCAAGCGCTTGAAATGTCACGCCTAGCAAATGTTCCCCCATATTTGGTAGGCGTGGCAACTGGCGCATACTCGTACCAGTCAAGCCAACAGGCGCGTGCCGATCTTTATTTGTTTGGCGTGAAGTTGTATGCCGACGCAATTGCAAGCGCGCTGTCAATGGACAACGTACTACCGCGCGGAACGTACGTGGAGTTTGACGCTGACGAATACCTAGAAGAAAACTTTATGGCCGACCGCGCAAACGACGAAGTAATTGTTAGAGAAAACACACAAGAGGAGTTATCACGATGATCAAACTAATCGCAGGAGAGTTCACGCTTGACGCTGCAAAAGGCGACGCACCACGCCGCACCATCAGCGGAGTAGCCGTCCCATACAACGTGCCAGCAGTAGTCAGCGATGGCACAGCTGTGATCTTCCGTCCAGGCTCATTGCCAGTTGAAGGCAAAGCCCCACGCCTGTTCATGTATCACCAGGCTGATATGCCGGTCGGCGTTGTCACGGAACGTGCAGAAACCGAGCAAGGAATGTTGTTCAGCGCAAAGATCAGCGCAACCAGCCTCGGCAACGACGCTTTGGTTATGGCCATGGACGGCACCATTGACCAAGTATCCGTAGGCGTAAACCCAACCAAGTTCTCGTACGACGAAGAAGGCACAATGATCATTGAGTCAGCCGACTGGATGGAATTGTCCCTAGTTCCGATCGGCGCTTTCGGTGATGCTGCAAACATCACCAAAGTCGCAGCGAGTATCCACCAAGAGCCCGAAGAAGTAGTGTTAAATGAAGAAGTAACCCCAGTAGAGGAGAAACAAGAAATGTCCGAAGTAAACGAAACCGCAGTCGAGGCAACCATCCCTACTGCACCAGTATTTGCACAAGCAAAGCGCAAGTTTGATCTGCCAACCGCAGGTGAATACCTTGCAGCAATGCACATCGGCGGAGAAACATTCCGCAACGTTGCAGCAGCAGCACGCGAGTTTGCAATCTCAAAACAAACAGCATTACAAGCAGCTGCAGGTGACGTGCTCACCACCGATACACCTGGTCTTTTGCCAGTACCAGTCCTTGGGCCAGTATTTGAGGACTTGAACTACATTCGTCCAGTAGTCGCAGCAGTAGGCGCTCGCGCAATGCCAGACGGTGGCAACCAAAAAACTTTTATCCGTCCAACGTGGACAACCCACACGTCGGTAGGCGCACAGTCACCTGAACTTTCAGGAGTATCAGCAACCACGCCAGTCGTTGCAAGCAACGTGGTTACCAAAACCACTTTGGCAGGCCAAGTGACCCTCTCCGTTCAGGATGTTGACTTTACGAGCCCTGCAGCAATGGAAATTATCTTGCGTGACCTCGCAGGGCAATACATGTTGCAAAGCGATAACGTGGCAGCAGACGCCATCGTTGCCGGTGCACAAGCATCGGGCGCAACTTGGACAGTTAACCAGACAGACCCATCATCGTTGATCACCGCGCTTTACGGTGCAGCAGTCAACATTTTGACCGACACCAACTTCTTGCCTGATCACATTTTTGTGTCACCAAACGTTTGGGAATTGTTGGGTCGTCAGCTCGACGTGGACAAGCGTCCAGTATTCCCTTACACGGGCGCAGCAGGACTCATGGGCGTAAACGGCATGGGCACAGGCGGAGTTACACAAGCAAACGTATTCAACCCATTTGGATTGAACCTCGTTGCAGACCGCAACTTTGCTAGCAACACCATGGTCGTTGCACGCGGAACCGCAATCGAGTTTTACGAGCAGGTACGAGGATTGATGTCAGTAGAAGCACCATCAACCCTTGGCCGCACATTCTCGTACTACGGCTACGTGTCCACATTCATCGCTGACGCCGACCAGGTGCAGTCGATCGCTTTGGCTTAGTCAAGAGCGGGCTAACCGCTCATGGCAACATACACAGTTACCAACAAGTACCTGATTGACAACTTTGCCGTACTGCAACTCCTAACCCCATCGGAGATTGCAGTCGGCAGTTCAATCACGGTTGCTGGGGTTGATGCAACATTTAACGGCACCTACACCGTGCGCGCATTGCCACAATATTTGTTCATTGGTATTGATACGCAAGGCGATCTGCTTTACGACTATCAGTTCCCTATCGCCGATCAGGTGTTGTATGCCAAAACCGCTAGTGACGTTGATCGAGTCGCCGCGTCTGGCACCGTGTCCTATGCGCCAGTTTGCACATGGGTAACAGCTTCGGACGTCATGACCTATCTGGGCATCACGATTGCAAACCCGTCAGACGATTACACGTTGCTCACGCAATCCGTGTCAGCAGGCAACCAGTTCTGCTATCGCAGGCGTCAGGAAAGCGGTTATATCGACTCGCTAAGCGCCTCGCCAAGCGGCGATGTCACTTTGGGCACCTTGATGTATTGCGCCGCTCTGTGGCGCTCTAGAGGCTCAATAGAGGCAACCTACGCCACGTTTGACGGCATGGGCTCGGCACCACAGCAAAGCCTGACCCCGATCGTCAAGCAGCTGCTTGGCATCCCACGTCCAGCGGTTGCCTAATGGCTTACACCGACTTGTTCAACGAAGCAATTGATGATGTCACGGCAACGCTGACCGCCGTGTCTGGGCTCCGTGTTGTAAACGACCCAACAAAGCTTGTGCCAAATTGCGTGTATTTAGATGCACCAAACTTCACAACAATTGCTGGCAACGGCAATGTAATACGACTCGNATTCCCTGTAAAGGTGATCGGGTCAGGCCCAGCAGGTCTGCCGGTACTTCGCTCAATCTTGAGCATTGTTGCAAGTGTGCTTAACTCGTCGATCATCGTTATGGCTGGCCGTCCGTCAAGCCTTGAAATCGGTGGCGCGCTTTACCCGTGCTACGACCTTGATTGCGCTATCCAAGCCCAGACCGCATAATCCACTACTACCGAATACAAATCATCTACTATCAGATCAGAACTTAAGGAGCACTAATGGCAACTAGCACGTATCTCTCAAACCCAGTCGTCAAGGTCGGCGCCGCAATCGGCTCCATTGTTGACATCACCGATCAGGTGAGCGCAGCAACATTGACCGTGACTGCAGAAGCACTCGAAGACACCGCATTCGGCTCTACGTCACGCACAATGACCGCAGGATTGTTCAGCAACTCATTGACCTTGACGGTCTATGCCAGTTATGCAGCAAGCGAGTCTTATGCGGTTTTGTCACCACTCCTCGGCACAAAGTGCACAATCAAAGTAAACCCAACCAGCGCAGCAGACAGCGCAACTAACCCTGGCTTTATTTTGACCGACACTTACTTGGCCAGCATTCCAGTTGTAAACGCATCGCTTGGCGAGTTGAGCACCTATGAGATTGAGTTTCAGGGTGGCGTGTACAGCGTAGATACAACCGCATAATCAACGGCTCCAAGCCGACATAGGAGACACATGAAAATTAAGTTGCAGTTAAAGCGCACCCCTGACAGCGCCCCAGAGTATTACTACACAAACTTGTTTGTGGTTACGGAATGGGAACGGCTTGAACGTCGCAACATTCAACAGCTCTCCGCAAACCCGTTGTACTCGGTTTACGCCTGCTGGATGCACACAATTCTAAAGATCAAAGGCGAGCAAGTTGGTGACAACTGGCGCGAATGGTTAAGCAAAAACCCTGACATCGACATCCTGCCGGTACTGGACGAGACAGACCCAAACCCTACGGACGCGGCACCTACCGCCGCCAACTAGCAGAAGTGTTAGTCGCGGTCGGTTGGTGGCCTAGCGACATTAGGTTTGACTCACGGGACTTGACAACGGTCATTAAAGTGCTTAACGAGGCAAACAAAAAACGGAGATAACGTGGCGGAAGTATCAGCGAAGATTGAGGTTGTAGGGCTCAAAGAAGCCTTAAAGACTCTTAACAAAATTGACAAATCTTTGCGCCGTGAAATAACCAAGGATTACAAGAAAATCGTTCAGCCTGTTATTGACGACGCCAACAAGCTTGTGCCCTCAAATGTTCCGCTATCTGGTATGGCGCGCAATTGGAGCACTCGATCAGGGTTCAAAATGTTGCCGTGGATACCAGGCATGAAGCAAAAGATTGCTGCCAAAATCAACACCCGAAACATCAAGGAATACGGTGGAAACAAGTCAAATGTCGGCACGTTTGTCATTCAATGGCAGGGCGCTACTGGCACCATGTTTGACACGTCAATGGAAGGGCCATTAGGTCGCGCACTAACTGCACGTTATGGCAGTCGTTCGCGAGTAATGTGGAAAGCGTACGAGCAACGCCAAAGTGATGTCATGTCCGAGATGGAGCAACTGGTCAAGCGCGTCATGGATGAAGCGAACAGAGAGACCGCGTAATGGCAATTAATATCCCGATAATTTCAGAGTTCACGGACACGGGCGTCAAAAAAGCCATTGCCCAATTTCGCCAACTAGAAAAAACGTCGGATAAAGCGCAATTCGCTATTAAGAAAGCAGCCGTTCCTGCAGCTGCGGCGCTTGGGGGTTTAGCCGTTGCCCTTGGTGATGCCACACGTGCAGCAATGGAAGACCAGCAAGAGCAGGCCGCGTTAGCGCTTACTTTGCAGAATGTGACGGGCGCTGGCGCTGCACAGACCGCGCAAGTAGAGAAGCAGATCAGCGCTATGAGTCGAGCATCTGGCGTTGCCGATACCGAATATCGCAAAGCGTTAGAAGCGCTTGTGCGCGGTACCAAAGATGTTGGCATTGCCATGAACGACATGAACCTTGTCATGGACATCAGCACGGCCACCGGCATGGATTCTGCCAGCGTCGCTGACGCGCTTGCCAAGGCATACCAGGGCAACTTTAAGGCGCTCCGATCATTAAGCCCAGAGATGTCAACGATGATTAAAGAAGGCGCAAGCCTTAACGAAGTCATGGACGTGCTCGGCGGAACCTTTGGCGGTGCTACGGCAACCAGCGCCGAAACCGCTGCAGGCAAAATGAAGATTCTTAAAAACTCAATAGGCGAAACCAAAGAGTCAATCGGTGCAGCGCTGTTGCCCGTGCTTGAAGCCGTCCTGCCTGTGCTTAACAAGTTTGCTGCATGGGCTCAAGACAATCCGCAAGCATTCTTGGCTATCGCTGCCGCAATCGGTCTGGTCGCCGCTGCGATCGTCGCCACAAACATTGCTATGGCGCTCAACCCGTTTGCCCTGATCGCTGCAGGCGTCGCGTTACTGGTCGCCGCGTTAATCGTTGCGTACAACAAGTTTGACTGGTTTAAGACTGGCGTCAACGCAATTATCAACGGCATACTTGGCGCATTCGAGTCTGTTGTAAACGGTGCAATCATGATGGTCAACGGCATCATTCGCGCTTACAACGCCATTCCAATTGCGCCAGACATTAAGACCATTGCCCACGTCAACCTGCCTAGCATCGGTGGCAATTCGGCTACACAAGCCGCAAGTCGCATGAACCTACCGCGCATGGCCGAGGGTGGAATCGTCAGCTCCCCCACTCTTGCCCTAATCGGCGAAGCAGGCCCAGAAGCCGTAGTGCCATTAGATCGCCTAAATACTGGCGGGGGAGTGACCATTAACGTCACAGGTGGCCTTGCTACTAGCGCCGAGATTGGTGAGTCGGTCGTTAATGCTTTGCGCGCTTATTCGCGTAGCGCTGGGCCGTTGCAGTTACAGGTGGCGTAATGCCAGGCACAGCCGTAGTCAATTCAGGCAACTATGACCTAAAGATCGCAACAGGTTTTCAAGTTGACGCGTTCGTGCTCGACGACCCATTAAAGGGCGTACTTGACAATACGACCTATGTGCTGGACGGAACGACCGAGTTTGCCGATGTCATGGACTCAACTATCAGCATCAATGTGCGCCGCGGTCGCCGTGACGTAGGCGATCAGTTCAGCGCCGGCACAATGACATTTACCATTCAGGACGTGGACGGCATATTTAACCCGTTTGACCAGAACAGCCCGTTTTACGACACTCCGCAATCTAAGCCTGGGCTTGCCCCATTGCGCGCAGTACAGCTCATCCGTTACAGCAACACCAATGTCCCTGAATCGTTGTTTAGCGGTTATGTGGTTAATTACGACTACAACTTTGCGCTAGGCGGTCTAGATACCGTGACCGTATATTGCGCAGACCAGTTTTACCTGCTCGCGCAAACCTACCTAAACGAACTAAACGTCACCGCCGAAACATCAGGCGAACGCATAGAAACCGTCCTAGACCTACCAGAAGTAGATTTCCCGATTGCATCGCGTGACATTGCTACAGGCACCGTCAACCTTGGCCACGACTCTGCCTACACCGTGCCGGCAGGAACAAACGTTCTGCAATACATAACCCAAATCAATGAGACCGCCGAGTTTGGGCGTGTATTTATGTCGAGGGCTGGCGTGTTCACATTCCAAGAGCGCATCGGTAATACGTTGAGCGCGCCTGTTGCAGAGTTCAAGGATGACGGTGCGGGCTACAAGTTTGATGGTGTGGGCATTTCGTTTGAGGCTGACTCCGTAATCAACAGATCAGTCGTTACAGGCTTAGACGGTGACACCTACACAGCAACAGACCCAACTTCAATCGCCACATATTTCATTCAAACGTCAAGCATCACAAATAGCCTGTTACATGACGCAGGCGAGATTCAGACCGCAGCAGAATACCTGCTAAACCCAGAACCCGAAGCCCGTTACACATCCGTGGCAACGAAATACCTGATGTTGACCACAGCCCAAAAAGACACTTTGGCAACCGTGGATATTGGCGACACAATCAGCATAGAAAAAACGTTTCCTAGCGGTGCCGGTACGACCCAGTTGGCTCAAGAACTTTCAATTGAAGGCATTGAGCATCGTCTGGATTTCAGCACAGGTCACAGCATCCTTTACAGCACCGCGCCAACCACCATTGTTTATGAATTGATCTTGGACGACGCCGTGTATGGCACACTCGACGCAGAGAATGTTTTAGGATAAGGAGCACTTATGGCAACAAGAGAAACCTTTACCGCTGGTCAGGTCTTGACCGCAGCAGAATGCACAAACTTGGCAACAGCCATGATCGCGTTGAATGCTCAAACTGGCACAACTTACACAGCTGTACTAGGTGACGACGGTGATCTAATAACTTGCGATAACGCCTCATCAATTGCATTGACAATTCCACCAAACTCAAGTGTTGCATTTGGTATTGGAACTCAAATTAACGTTATGCAACTTGGGGTTGGTGTAGTCACAATTACCGCTGGAGCTGGTGTCACTTTGCGAAGCCAAGGAACAAAATTAAAAACTAACGGTCAATATGCAGTCGCAACTTGCGTAAAAATAGCGACCGATACTTGGGTCGTTATTGGCAACTTGGTGGCATAAGCCATGCAAATTTTGGCAGGTGTTGGCGCGCCTTTAGCAATTACTGGTGTTGAATATTTAGTTATTGGTGGTGGTGGTGCTGGCGGTGGTGCAACTTCTGCAAACGGTGGCGCTGGTGCTGGTGGCGCTGGTCAAATGCTTGAAGGAACAATAACGCTCACAAACGCTTACACGTTTACCGTCGGTGGTGGTGGTAGCGGTGGCTCTGGAACAACTGGAACAAACGGAACGGACGGTTTCAATTCTGGTTGGACAGGTGTGGTTGCTTATGGTGGTGGTGGCGGCGGTGGTCGAATCTTGAACCAAGCAGGTCGTAACGGTGGTTCTGGTGGTGGTGGCGGTGGCGATTACGCTGGTATTACACAACCTGGCGGATCAGCCAGTTATGGCGCTTATGGCAATAACGGCGGTAACGGTTACAACGGCCCATTGTCATCAGGCGGCGGTGGCGGCGGTGCTGGCGGTGTTGGTGGTGCAGCAAACTATGACACAGCAGGAACCGCTGGTGCAGGGCGCGCAAATTCTATAACTGGTTCATCAGTTACATATGCCGCAGGTGGTGTCGGTGGTCGCGGAAGCGTAACAACTACTGGCGCAGCAGGTGCCGTCAATACGGGCAACGGTGGCGGTGCAGGTTCGGGTGGAAGCGGAGCACCAGCAAACGCATCAGGCGGTAACGGTGGTTCAGGAATAATTGTTATTAAATACGCTGACACCTTTCCAGCTCTTACATCAATTGGTGCAGGATTGACATACACGACATCGGTTAGTGGCGGATTTCGTCGCTACACGTTTACAGCTGGTTCTGACGTGGTGGTTATCTAATGGCTCATTACGCATTTGTTGATGAAAACAATGTTGTTGTTGAAGTGATTACAGGAAGAAATGAAACAGTCACAGAAGACGGCGTCTATTGGGAAATTTACTATGGCCGCATGAGAGGACTTCGTTGTCTGCGAACTTCGTATCACGGCAACATACGCAAACAATACGCAGGTCTTGGTTACACATTTGACGAAGAAGCCGACGTGTTTATTGCACCACAACCGTATCCATCGTGGACGCTTGACCAGAATTACGATTGGGTAGCACCGATTCCTTATCCAACAGACGGTGGTGTTTACGTTTGGGACGAAACAACGCAATCATGGGTTGAGGTGCAATGAAATGGCGACCTTTTATTGGTTACGCGCTACTAATAGCCGTAGTTCTTTGGGGTTGTAGTGGTTGCACAATTAGCAAAACTAACGTCGAGTATCAATGCTTTACGAAAGCCAGCTGTGAATAAGACACCCGAACAGCACCACGCAGCGCTGATCGTCTTTGTAGGACGAATCATGGCTGCTTGCTTTGCGTTCACCATCATTGCGTTTATCTACGGCATCCTTTTCGTTGACCAGCCAATGGAACAAGCCCCAACGGACGCTCAGATCATTGACCTGCTCTCGACTCTCTGCGTATTCCTTACAGGTACCTTGTCAGGTCTTGTTGCCGGCAACGGACTAAAATCTAAACCAAAGGAGCCAACACATGAAAGCAAGTGACAAAGCCCTACTCGCCTCATACGGTCGTTCAATGCTCGCCGCCGTTGTTGCGTTAGCAGTCACAGGCAACACCGATCAATCAGCATTGTTGGCAGCTGCAATTGGCGCGGTATGCCCAACAGCGCTGCGTTACTTCAATCCTAAAGACATGAAGTTTGGTCGTGGCAACAGCCAAAGTTAACCCGAACGCACGGCCATACACAGGCAACAGCGACGGCGCATCAGCAGGCCCACGTGCCGGCATGAACGAGTTTATAAAACAAGTTCTTCATCACTCAAACAATGCCATGTTTAACAATGGGTCATGGGGGGTGCGCGACGTCAAAGGGAAACCAGGTTCTTTAAGCGTCCATGCCACGGGCAGAGCTGTTGATTTGTCGTATCGAGGCGGTGAACGTCACCCAAACGCATCACGCAAAGCAGCGTTGCCGTTTATTGAATTGTTAGTTACACACGCAAACGATCTGGGCATTGAAATGGTTATTGACTATTTCCCTGCACCGTACGGTCGCGCATGGCGTTGCGATCGTCAGGCTTGGAAGAAATACAGCAAGCCAACGGTTTCAGGTAGCCCCGGTGGCGACTGGTTCCACGTCGAGATAACCCCACAGGCTGCCGACTCGGTGATCTTCGTTAAAGCCGCATTCCTAAAGGTGTTCGGGGAAATCCCACCCAAGGCTTGATCTATGTTCTAGGGTCGGAGTACCGACAAAAGGACAGGCAATGACTGACCCACAGATAGTTGATTACAGCGTCTATACAGGAGTAATGGACAACGGCCAAGAAATCTTGGTGCAGATATTTTCTAGCCCAGAGTCGGGCAAGTTCCTCATGGGACAAATCGCATTCAGATCGCACGCATCTAGTTGGGGCGTGCCCATACCTTTGGAGAAACGATGAACTATTTTGCAGAGAAAATCATAGGGCTAGTACTTTGTACCGTCTTTGGCTTTACGGTCGCTGTAGGGGCTCCTGACGCGTCTGGTAGCCCGTCTGGGACTATTGCCCTAGCGCCATATTTGCTAGAACCAAGCACCACCACGTCGAGCACGTCGTCCACAATTTACATTGACCCGTACAGCTCGGCTTGTGAGCAGTTCAGCGCGCTTGCCGTAAACCTTGGCTGGCCTGCCGATCAGCGCACCGTGCTCGAATCAATTATGTTTCGTGAATCACGCTGCATACCAAACGCGGTTAACAGCAAAGACCCGAACGGGGGCAGTCGTGGACTAATGCAGATCAACGGATTTTGGACACCATGGCTAACCGATGCCGGAATTATCACTAGCGCAGAAAACTTGTTACAGGCTGATGTTAATTTGCGCGCAGCGTTAGCGATTTACAACTACGGCGTCGAGCGTCACGGTTACGGTTGGGGGCCATGGAGTGCAACTAAATGAGTGAAGGCTGTGCATGGAATCAAGGCGAACTTACTGAAGAAACCCGACAAATGGTATTGGAGCAAACAATGACAACAAGACACGACATGGCAATCTTTGATCTGATCAACCAGATCGCTGACACAAGCACAAACCCACACGCAAGCATTATTCGCCGTTTGCGCGCAATGAAAAACTCGCTGTCATTAGAAGAACCGATGCCACTTTACGATGTGACTACACTCGATCTAGCAATCAAAGCACTACAAGCACATTCCTAACCGACAAGGGACATTCCGACAATGAAAACCTGCACGATTTGCAAAGGCTCAATCGCCTTCCCAGAGATCACAGGCAAAACACACTTTGTGTGTGACGGCCGTGTCCCGGCAAAAAAACCGTTTGCTGTTGGCATGGCATTATCGCAAGCAAGCGCAGACACCAAATGGACACCTGAAGAACAGCGCAAAGTTGACGCTGCAATTGTGCACGTTGCGCGCGCTAAAGGGTTCTTTACATCTGATGACATTTGGCAACACCTGGGCGACCAGTTCCCTGTTACCAAGGGCATCGCAGGACGGCTGAACGCAGCTGCGCGTCGTGGCATTATCCGCAACACAGGCGAACTGGCATACGCCCAGCGCGGTGGCGCGCATGACCATGCACAACGCCTATCTGTGTGGGCAGGCATCTGATGGGTTTTGACTTAAGCAACTACGAGACAGTTGAGCAACGCCTTGTCCGCTGGTGGGCTGCATACCCAAACGGGCGCGTCTATACGTGCATGATGAATTACACAGGTGACGCTTGCGTGTTCTATTGCGAACTGTACGCCGACAAAGACGACAAGGTGCCAGTCGCGACGGGCTACGCAGAAGAAATTAAATCTGATCGTGGCGTTAACGCAACATCATTTGTCGAGAATTGTGAGACCAGCGCCATTGGTCGCGCTATTGCCAATTGTCCGCTACAGGCGCCGGCATCTGGCCCTAGGCCGTCACGCAATGAGATGCAAAAGGTTGAGCGTCTAGGCGGCGCACCGCAACCATCTGGTCAAGTGCACACACCCTCTGGTGCATTTGCCACACCTAAACAAATTGGTTACATCAAAAAACTAGCCAAAGATGCTGGCATGGATGACGTAGCAATAATGCGGCTAATCAAGGGTGCTGGGTTTGAAGAGGTTAAGCATGCGCTGATTGGCATGCGACATGAGCCGTCCACAGTTACATTTAAACCCGAAGAGCATGTTTCAATATCAAGACATTTAAACCCAAAAATTTTTGACAAGCTAGTTAACCTTGGTTACCAAGAGACGAAAAAAAATAAAGAGAGAATAATAAAGCATGACTAGGCAAATACTCCATGAAGCATATCAGGAGACGATGAAGGAGTTAGCTATCGAGGCCAAGTCTGCCAGAGTGCCACAATGGAAAAAGCTAGATTCCCTAATTGGCGGATTTAGACCCAAAGAGTTTTCAATATTGTGTGCCCCAACTGGAGTTGGTAAAACCACGTTCATTGCAAACATCTCGAAACAACTCATTGAACAAAAACAAAAACACTTCGTGATGAGCATAGAAACTGGTCGCCACGATTTCGTGACCCGCCTGATGTCGTGTTTCTCTGGGCATGACTGGAATGCTAAAGATCGCCCAGTGGCCAAGGACGAGTTAATCAAGTTTGACTCTGATCACGGCATTAAATTTGCCAACGACTATTTGATTTTGTCGATGTACGAGGACCGACTCAAATTAGCCGACCTGATTAGCGAGCTAAAAGCGGCAAATGCTTC